CCCGCAGTGTCAACGCTGCGGATAACCGCATGGTCAACTTGTTCCCCGAGATTATTCCCGAGGGTGGCAAGGAAGCGGCGTTCTTGAACCGTGCGCCAGGTCTGAACTTCTTGCAGACCGTGGGCACTGGCCCCATTCGCGGTTTGTGGGCGCACCAGACCAACGGCACGGACTTTTACGTTGTCTCGGGCGTTGAGGTGTACAAGCTGACCGGCACCACGGCCACGCCCGTATTGCTTGGTGAGGTTTCGGGCACGGGTCCAGTTTCGATTGCAGACAACGGCACGCAAATCTTCTTTGCCTGCAACGGCCCCAGCTACATCTACAACGAAGTCACCAACGTCTTTGCGCCCATCACGGACCCTGACTTTCCTGGTGCTGTGACCGTGGGTTATCTGGACGGCTACTTTGTGTTCAACGAGCCTAACAGCCAAAAAATTTGGGTCACGGCGATTTTTGATGGCACAGACATTGACGCGCTAGATTTTGCAAGCGCTGAAGGTTCTCCTGACGGCTTGGTATCGGTTAACGTCAACCACCGCGAAGCGTGGCTGTTTGGCAGCGACTCGGTTGAAGTTTGGTACAACGCAGGCAACCCTGATTTCCCCTTAAGCAGGATTCAAGGCGCGTTTAACGAAATTGGTTGCGTGGCACCCTTTTCGGTGGCCAAACTGGACAACACATTGTTCTGGCTTGGTACTGATGCCCGTGGTCAAGGCATTGTCTACAGGGCCAACGGCTATAACGGCCAACGTGTCTCAACGCACGCAATCGAGTGGCAGATTCAGCAGTACGGCAACATCTCTGACGCTGTTGCCTACACGTACCAGCAAGACGGCCACGGTTTCTACGTCCTGACGTTTCCCAGTGCCAACGCAACTTGGGTCTACGATGCGTCTACGCAGGCTTGGCATGAGCGTGCAGGCTGGGACAACGGCAGCTTTATGCGCCACCGGTCCAACTGCCAGTGCAGTTTTGTCGGCAACATCATTGTTGGCGACTACCAAAACGGCAACATCTACACCCTCGACTTAAACGTGTACGCCGACAACGGCCAGATTCAGCGCTGGCTGCGTTCGTGGCGTGCGCTGCCCACAGGGCAGAACAACCTCAAGCGCACGGCCCAGCACAGTCTGCAACTGGACGCCCAGGCAGGTGCGTTGCTTGCCCCGATCACAGAAGACATCTTTTTGATGACCGAGGACGGTTTTCGGCTGGTCACCGAGGATTACGAGAACCTGATCGACGAGCGCACGATCTCAGTCAACCCACCACCTCAGTTTATGCTGCGCTGGTCCGACGATGGTGGCCACACTTGGTCAAATGAGCATTGGGCGCAAGGCGGCGCTGTAGGCGCTTACGGTACTCGTATCTTTTGGCGTAGGCTTGGCATGACTCTTAAGCTGCGAGATCGCGTTTATGAGCTGTCGGGCACTGATCCAATCCAGATCGCCATCATGGGCGCTGAATTGGGAATAAGTCCGACCAATGCTTAACATCACAAACATCCCGTCGACACGGGTTGACCTGATCGACCCCCGCACTAATTTGATGTCGCGGGAATGGTATCGTTTTTTCCTGAATTTGTTTGAGTTAACCGGCGGCGGCTCAAGCGGAATCACAAACTACAAAGTGCAGCCAAGCGCCATTGTGGTTGATGAAGCACCCTTTGTGTATGTCAACAACACGGGGTTCCCCGCAGATATAATTGTCAGCGGCGGCGGCGTGATTCTCTTGGAGTTTTCGCGCGATGGTGTTACATTTTTCAACACCGGTAGTTTCTATGGGATGTTCACACTCTCACCCTTTGACCGGCTGCGGGTAACCTACCAGACGCCGCCACAACTGACTCTTGTACCGAGGTAACAAATGGCTACAGCAACGCTTTCACCCGCACCAAAACTACAGTTCTTCGACGCCGCTGGCAACCCGCTGGTTGGTGGCAAACTGTACTCATACGCTGCGGGCACAACAACGCCTTTGGCCACGTACACCGGCAACTCGACAACAACAGCCAACCCCAACCCTGTGGTTTTGAACTCGCGTGGCGAAGCGGGCGTGTGGCTGTCGTCTAGCTACTACAAGCTCAAGCTGACCGACAGCAACGACGTGGAAATCTGGACCGTTGACAACGTGGGCGGTTTTGCCACGATGGCCGACCTGACAACCGCCATCAACGCCTTGGTTGCTTCTTTGGCCGCCAGCGATGGTTCTAGCGAAATCGGGTTTATCCAAGACGGCTTTGGTGCTGTGGCCACGACAGCCCAGGCCAAGATGCGTGAAACCATCAGCGTCAAGGACTTCGGCGCCATAGGCGACGACGCATACGACAACACTGTAAGCATCCAAGCAGCTATTGATTACGCCAACACTATTGGCGGTGATGTCTACTTCCCGCCGGGTGTCTACAGAATTACCAACGGCCTGACAATCAACAACAGCGGTGACACTAGCGCCCGAGTCAAAGCGTCCTTGTACGGTGACAGTTCGGCCAGCGTTCTGATTCGCGGTATGCCCGGTAGTTACGACATGCTGACCATTACTGGCGGCAGCACCGGCGCTGGCCCAGAAAGCCATCAAGTTATTCGCGGTTTGTTCTTTGTCAAAGAAGACTATGTTGGGTTTTGTATTGGTGGCGACAATTTAGCTTTCTTGTCGTTAGAGGACGTGTGCTGCTACAACGGCGAATATGCGTTTTACGCTACTGACGTGTTGTCAAGTGTTTTTTACAACTGCATATTCCGACAAGCCAAAATTGGCATGCGTGCTGAATACACCAACTTTAGCTACCCTAACGCATTGACATTAGTTGCTTGCGTAATTGGCAATAACCAAGATGCAGGCGTTTGGATTGTTGGCGGTACAAACTTCAACATGTTTGGCGGCAGCGTGGAGAGCAACGGCCTGACTGGTTCTGGGGTTTCCAAGTTTGGCGTGCTGCTCAGTAACTCGGGCGTTCAAGGCGCTGTGTCGGGCAACTTTAGCGGCGTGTACTTTGACATCTGGTTGGCCAACTCCGCAGAACCCGCAGCGGCCAGCATCAGCGGTTGCTCATTTGCACGTCTTGACGTTGCTAACTTCACAACCAACAACATTTTGGTCGAAACATCAGGCGCGGGCGTCAAACAGACTGTCAGCGTAGCCGGTTGTGGATTCCGATACTTCAACACTTACGTGCCAAATTCCGGTCGCAAGTACATTAACACCATCGACACGTCAAGCGGCGTCAGCACTGTGGGTTGGTCTGGTTGCCTGTTCCAGTCTGCAACCGAAGAGCCAACCATCACCAACGAAATTCAACTGACTGGTATCCCTTATGTGTTTCCAGGTTGGAACACGGTGACTTTCCAAAACAGCTGGGCTGACGCAGGCGTCCCATCGCCTTTGTGCAGTTACTACAAAGACGAGTTTGACGTAGTGCGTTTGCAAGGCGGCGCTATCCGCGCCACCAACTCAAGTGCCACGATCTTTAATTTGCCCGTTGGCTACCGCCCCACGGCCACATTGCTGATCGGCTCGTATGGTGAGATTAGCAGTGTGCCAAGCGCCGTGGTGTTTGAAATTGATTCGTCAGGCAACGTGAAAATGAACGCTACTGTGTCCGGTAACAAAGTATCGTTTAACTCTGTTAGCTTCCAAATCAACTAAGGACGTGTTGTGATCCAGCACCACTTTAGCGCGGGGATGTATGCTAAAGAAACACGTATCCCCGCTGGGCATATTCTTGTGCAACACAAGCACAAGTTTAGCCACCTGTCTATTTTGGCCAGTGGGTCAATTGAACTGGTTGTTGACAACGAACGTAAAGTTATTCATGCGCCCGCCTGTTTAACCATTGAAGCAAATAAGCATCATGGCGTAAAATCGCTCACAGACGTTGTGTGGTATTGCATTCACGCAACTGAATGCACAGACGCTGATGATATTGACGAAGTGCTGATCGTGGCGGGCGATGAACCGCAAGCCCGCAAACTGGCCGAGTGCCTAAAGGAGTAGATTATGCCCTGGATGGCGATTGTAGGCAGTGCCGTAATTGGTGCTGCATCATCTCGTAGCGCTGCAAAAACACAAGCGTCAGCAGCAGACCGAGCTACCGATCTTCAACGTGAGCAGTTTGAGCGCCAAATGGAGCTGCAAGCGCCGTTCCGTGAGGCGGGGCTTCGCGCACTGCCAGAGCTGGAGGCTGCGTCTAGGTATACGCCGTTTGGCATGAACCAGTTTCAAGCCGATCCTGGTTATGCGTTTCGGCTGGCTGAAGGCCAAAAGGCGCTGGAGCGCAGCGCATCGGCCCGTGGTGGCCTGATCTCTGGCGGCGCTTTGAAAGCGGCGCAACGGTTTGGTCAAGAGATGGGTTCGCAAGAATACACTAACGCATTCAACCGTTACCAGACCGAGCGCGGCGCAAGGCTAAACCCGTTGCAGTCGCTGGCCGGTGTCGGTCAGACCTCGGTGAACCAACTCGGCGCGGCAGGTCAGAACTATGCGTCTGGCGCTGGCGAGGCGATGGGTCAGGCCGCCCAAGCCCGCGCATCGGGCTACATGGGCACGGCTAACGCTATATCAGGGGGCGTTGGGCAGTACATGGGTTACCAGCAAAACCAAGCTACCAACTCGCTGCTGCAACAAGCGTTGAATCAAAATAATTCAATGGCGTATACAACCGAGACTGGTTTTACCAATACCCCTTCATACATGGTTCGGTAAGGAACAAACATGGCACTCGTTAACCCCAACATCGCCATGAGCTTTCGCCAGCCTGAATTTCAGGCTCCGAACGCATTGGCGCAGTACGCTCAGATTCAACAGATTCAAGGTGGGCAGCGTCAAGCCGAAGTTGCTGACATGCAGTTGGAATCACTGCGCCGCGACCGCGACGTGTTGGGCCGAATTCAAGCCGCAATTGTTGCTAAAGGTGGCCCGCCAGATTTGGCGGCTGCTGCTGACGAAATGATTAAATCTGGCAAGCCAGAATACATGACACAAGGCGCAGCTATTCGTCAAAAGCTGGCCGATCAAGCAGCGTTTGCTGCCTACCAATCCGAGTTTGAGCCAAAGGCGCAAAACGCGCTGGGCGCTTCACCGACAGGGATGGATTTATCCGCTGGCGCTCAAGCACCGGGCGACTACACCAGTACGCAAACAATGGGCCGCGTCCCTGGCGTGGTGACCACACCCATCCCTGAATCGCCGCCCATGAATGCGATGGCCCCCCCGCCCGCAGCGCCTGCCAACGCAATGGCCGGTCAACCTGACGTTGCTGGGTTAGAGGCGCGTTACCGCCGAGTTGCCAACATTGACACCCCCGGCGCGAAGGCCGAGGCTGCACTGCTGCTCAAGCAAATTGAACGCGCCGCTACAGCAACGCCTGCTGACATCAAGACCATGCAGGCGTTGGGTTACCCAATTACTCAAGCTGGCTACGCCGCGTACCGTGACGCCCAACGACCAGAGCGTCTGCTGACGCCGGAAGAAGAAGCGCAGCAGTTACGGCTCAGATTAGCTAGCCGCCCACCGGGTGTAAACATTACCAACGTACAAGAGAAAGCCGAGTCGGCTGAGTTTGGTAAATTGATCGTTCAACAATACGACGCCATTTCTAAGCAAGCGTCAGTCGCAGCCAGAACACTGCCGTCGATTGAAGCTAACCTGGCAACATTGAACAAGGGTCTTGACACTGGCTTTGGCACCGACGCCAAGGCTGCGGGTGCTCGGGTGCTTGGTGCGCTGGGCGTTAAAGACGCAGAGAAGTTTGCCACCGACACACAGACGTTCCAGTCCAACGCCATTTCAGCTGTGCTGCAAAAGCAGCTTGAACAGAAAGGCCCGCAGACTGAATCGGACGCGCGTCGTATCGAACAGATTGGTGCAGAGTTGGCCAAGACCAAAGACGCCAACCGATTTATTTTGGACCTTGCAAAAGAACAACTGCGCCGCGACGTTGAGCAGCGCAACTTCTATACCGAATGGAAAAAAGGGCCGGGTAAAGGCAGCTTTAACGGTGCCGAAGATGCATGGTTTGCTGGCGAAGGCGGCAAATCACTGTTCGCTCGCCCCGCGCTCAAGAAGTACGCGGTGGGAGCGCCGTCGGCCGCTAGCCAGATTCCAACGGCTGCTACGCCCGCGCGCGCAGCGCCCGCGCCTGCCGCTGCCCCAGCTAACGTAATCACGAATCCGCAATTCCCTGGCTTTAGCATCAGGAAACCATAATATGGCCCGTTTTAACGTCACTGCGCCCGATGGTTCAATCATCCCCGTAGACGCGCCCGATGGTGCGACGGAGCAAGACGCGATTGCGTTTGCTGCGGCTACGTTTAAACCCGCGCAGGCGCCCGCTCAAACTGAAGTGCCTGGCCCTCGCCAAAGGCCTGGCGCGCTGACGCAGCTCGGCCGCAGCGCAGCCTCGCTGGCCGACGTTACCGTCGGCGGCGTAATTCCGGCCGTGGTCCAGCAAGTGGGCTATGGCTTAGCTCGCTTGAACCGTTCACCAGAACAAGCGCAAGCGGCGACCGCCCGCTTGGTGGGTGCCGTTGAGTCGCCGTTTGGCCGGGCGTTCGGCGTCACCGAAACGCCTGAGTACCAGCAAGAGGCTGGCCGTCAGCTGATCGACTTCATTGGCCAGAACTTCCAAAAGGGCGCGAAGTGGATTGCCGAAAAAACCGGCCTTCCTCAGTCGGACGTGGAAAACTATTTGGGCACTGCGTCAGTCGCAGCGCCAGCCGCTGTCAAGCCCGTGGTGGGTACAGTTAAGAAAACAGCCGCGCCGGTGATCGAGCGCGCTGTCATCGGCGCGAAGATGCCGTTCGAAGGCCGCGCGCAGGCCAAGCGCGAGCGCCAGTCGTTGGAAGACTACGCGCGCGGCCCTCAGATCGACGCAGCCGCCGACGCGCAGCGCTTGGGCATTGTGCTCAACCCAACAGACATTCAATCCACCGTAGGCACAAGATTGACCGCGATGGCCGCAGGCCCCCGCGCTCCTGAAGCGCTGGCCAACGCCAACAAAAACCAAGTGCGTACTGTGGCACTTGGTGATATGGGTTTGCCGCTCACAACGCAGCTCAACAGCCCAAAGGCGTTTCAGCAGGCGCGCACACAGGTGGCCGCGCCCTACGAACAAGTCAAGAAGCTGCCTATCCAGCAGGCGGACGACGCGATGGTTCAGCGGCTGGAAGCGCTGCGCGCTGATCTGGACGTGATTGGCGCCAAGGAATACGCGCCAGCCATCAGCAAGATTGTCGATGACGCGATTGCAAAGACGCAGACCGGCCTGACCGGCGAGCAGTTGCTCAAGAACATCAGTGTTCTGCGGGAACGCGCCCGCAAAACCTACAACAACAAATCGGCCACCACTGAGGCGCTGGACGTTGCGGACACCAACCTTAAAGTGGCGACCGAGCTGGAGTCAATGATCGACGGCAGCATTTTTAACCCAAAGTTGTTGAGCCAGTTCCGCGACGCCCGTCAAAAGATGGCGCGCACGTACGCTTACGAAGGCGCAACAGACCTGAACACCGGCATGGTGGATGTCGGCAAACTTGCGCGCATCACGTCGAAGGACAACGCGCTGACGGGCGACATTGCATCGTTGGGCAAGATCGCCGGTAACTTCCCCGACGTGTTCAGCGCTCAGCCAACACCTGGCTTCTTTAGCGCGCCTCGTTTGAGCCGGTCCGGTGCCGGCGGCGCGGCGGGTGCTTTAGTTGGTTCGCAGTTTGGTTTGACCGGCTCAATCTTGGGCGGCGTGTTGGGCGGCGCTGCGGGTGAAGCAACCAGTGCTCTGGCCGCGCGGCGCATAGCTTCACCAGGCTACCAAGCTGGCCTGAACCTGCGCGACGCGCGCATTCCGGTCAATCAGTTGGCCGCGTCGATGCAGCCGATCCCGCAGAACCGCGCGCTTGTCCCATACGAAGCGCCTGTGGAAGTGCTTGGCCCCGGCGAAGGCCCGTACCAGCCCAACTTTGTGATGCAGCCCAACCAGTACGGCCCCCGCGTTACTACGCCCGGCTTTGCTCCCGGCCCTGCCCAGCTGCCCGCGCCTAGCGCGCAAGGCACCTTAAACATGCTGCGCGCCGAAGACGCTCGCCGTGGTCAGATGTCTCGCACACTGGGCCAGCAAGCCGAGCAGCAAGCAGCTGCGGCCGAAGCTGCTGCACGCCAGCCCACACGCGGTGCGGTGGAGATGCAGATCAACCCATTAACTGGGTTGCCCGAGATTGCCACTGGCATCAGAGGCGCCACGCCAGCCACGTTCCAAGACTTTGGCTCAACACTCAAGTCAGCCACCGACAAGGCCACGGCCGGCCGCATGTTTGACTTAACCGCTGCCGAAAAAGTTGCGTTTGATAAGACCCGCGTTGAATTGGCTGAAGTAGTGCCCGGCATGAAGTCGTTAACCGACAAAGCCGTTGCGGCCAAAATGCAAGACCGCGCATGGGTGCAAGACGCTATTGCTAAGGCGCAAGATAGAGCGCGCGCGTTTGAAGACATCGCCGCCCGCGCAAGTTCTGAGCGCTTGCGGCAAGACGCGATGATGAAACGTGAGCAAATGATGGATTTGCTGGAAACCCTTGAAGAGCAGTTTGGCAAAGCCCGTCCAGTTAAGACTGGCGGTCAAGGTCCAAAAACTAAAGCAGCGCAGCGAAACATGTTGATTCCAGAAGACCGCCGTCCAAGCGATGGCGAAAATCAAAACGCATTGACGAGGTAATGATGAGTGATCAGATTAGTGCGACAGACGCTCGTCTGTCAACACATGAGCAAGTGTGCGCTCATCGCTACGAGGCCATCCAAAAGTCTTTTGAGTCCGGCTCCAAGCGCATGACCAAGATTGAGTATCTGCTTTACGCGGTGATCGCTGCCGTTCTTCTTGGCCCCGGTGTTGCGGCTGAGATGGTCAAGAAACTCTTCGGGCTCTGACCATGAAAGACTGGGCCGTTAGCTTCATTGCTGCGGCCCTTTTAATCGGGCTCGTCATCTGGTGCGCCTACATTGTCATCCCGTTGTTTAGGTGATAGGTATGTTGGCAGAGATTGCAGCGGCGAATGCGGCCTTCGCAGTAATAAAGGGCGCACTGGCAAACGGCAAAGAGCTGCATCAACTCGGCTCACGGGTCTTTGACTACTTTGACAACAAAGCCAAGATTCAGGAGTCAGCCACCAAGAAGGGCGGCGGGTCAGACCTTGAGGAGTTCATGGCGCTTGAGCAACTCAAGCAGCAAGAAGATGAGCTTCGTGAGCGCATGGTTTACGCTGGCCGTCCGGGCATGTGGAATGACTGGGTGAAGTTTCAAGCGGCAGCGGCGCGTAAGCGCAGGGAGGCCAAGGAAGCAGCCGCCAAAGAAGCCAAAAGGCGGCAGCAAGAGCTTGAAGACATGGCAGAGTACATTGCCATCGGTTTGGCCGTAATCGTGCTTGCTGGCCTTCTGGTCGGCGGCTTCATCATATACATGAATCACCTGAGATGAGCGACAAACCAGCGTCCGTTGTTGATAGGGTGTTGACCTACGTAGACAGCCCGTTTAAGCTGTTCGCCATCCTTGTCATGGGTGTGGTGGCTTTTGCCGGTTACTTCCTGTGGCAGAACCAAGAGTTCATGCGCGATGCCTACAAGGAGTCCAAGAAGCTGCCGGAGATCAACACCTCAAGGGCTGATGACGCAAGCTCCATGCTGCTTAAGAAGACGGGAGCTACGGTGGTGGCGGTATTCAAGGTCAACCCTTTGTTCAATAGCCGGGTGCTGTACCGGGCCTACACGAAGGACGGCCGGGACAAGGCTATTGAAGACATCGACGTAGGGCTTTTCAGCCAGAACTCGGCCAACAATGCCGATGTGGTCAGGCTGATGACCAACGAGATTCCTTGTGGGGAGTACCGCTACGCGCAGTCTGAGGTTGGGCTGTGGTACTTGGATAAAGGTGTGGGGTACACCTGCCGGGTGAGTGTGCCCCCAGACTCGCACCGCTTTGTCGGGCAGATTACGGTGGGCTGGGCGCAGCAGCCTGAGAACATCGACCAAGTAAAATTCATGCTGGAAATCGCCAGCGCCATGTTAACCAAAAGGGGAAATTGATGCTTTCACTGTTTTCAACACTCGGGGGTCTACTGATCTCCGGCCTGCCCAAGCTGCTGGAGTATTTCCAAAATAAGGCCGACCAAGCGCATGAGCTGCGGCTGGCCCAAGTCCAGACCGAGCGCGAGCTGCAACTGGCCGCTGCTGGCTTTGCTGCGCAAGCTCGTGTTGAGGAAATCCGCACTGAGCAAGTCGCCATGCAAACCCAAGCGCAGATGGCCGAGGCTGAAGCCGAGATGGTCAAGGGCGCTCAGGACCACGATAAGGCCGTGCTCGCCAAGGCATCCACATGGGTTGCCAGCTACGTGGGCACTGTGCGCCCCACAGTGACGTACATCTTCGTTCTGGAGCTTGTGGCAATCAACGCCTTCATGGCTTGGTACTTGTGGAACCACCCCGGTTTGATCACCAGCATTGATGATGTGGTCCGCTACTCCGACATCATCTTCAGCTCTGACGAAATGGCTATGCTGGGCGGCATACTAGGGTGTTGGTTTGGGTCGCGCACTTGGAGCAAGAAGTGAAGCTGAGCAAGGCAGGTGAAGACCTGATGCATCGGTTCGAGGGCAAGCGCTCTCGGCCCTACCTTTGCCCAGCGCACATCTGGACGATTGGCTACGGCCACGTCCTGTACCAAGAGCAGATCAGACTCCCCGTGGTGCGCGTTGAAGGCAAGGACGTGCCCATGATCCGCAAAGAGATGCCGCTGAAACCGGAGGACAACCGTGTTTGGACGAAAGAAGAGATTGATGAACTATTCCGTGTGGACGTCGAGACTTTTGAACGCGGTGTTCTTCGACTTGTTCCCGGCGCTGCTGGCCGTCAAGGCGCTTTTGACGCTCTGGTATCTATTTCCTTCAATTTTGGATTAGGCAACTTGCAGCGCAGCACTATCCGCATGAAGGCCAACCGGGGTGATTGGGAAGGCGCAGCCGCAGCATTCCGCATGTGGACCAAGGGCGGCGGCAAGGTGCTGCCAGGTCTGGTTAGGCGTCGAGAGGCTGAGATCGCGCTGTTTCTGTCCTAACCCTCACACGCTCTTCGGTTGAAAAGCGGTGCAAGTTGGCGCACTCATAACGGCGCGTTACCACACCATCGGTCTTACGGGTGCGTGTCTCAAGCACTTCAGCCCATGTTTTGCATTGCGGGCATTTCATAGCTCATGCTTGTTTAGTTGCGGCTTAATCTTGGGGTGGGCGCGGCTGTGGATGCTGAA